CTTGACTTAACAGGTCCTTTGGGATATAATTTCATCATGGAGAAATATAATGACCGCAGCAACATATGACTTAGTGATTGATCAAGGATCCGACTTTGCCATTGACCTGACAATTACGGAAGGAGGATCAGCTAAAAATCTTACTGGCTATGCTGGAAGGGCACAGCTGCGAGCAACTCATGCTGCTTCAAGTGTAACCGCAAGTTTTACTGTAAGTGTAGTCAATGCGTCAAATGGAACAATGAAAATGCAAATGTCGGCCGCTACTACAGCGAGTATTACGGCAGGGCGCTATGTATATGACTTAGAAATTCATACATCAGGTGATGCTGTTGTTAAACGCCTTATACAAGGGAGCGTGACAATAAATCCTGAGGTAACTCGATGACAGACTCTTTAGCTACAAAGGTTGCAATAACTGAAGAAGTTACGAATATTTCAGTAACAAATAATAATAGTATTGGTGTTACTTTAGACGATACTACGACTACTCTTGTTACAGTAAACAATCTTGCGCTTCCATCACAATTTCAAGATGCAGCAAATATTGCTGTAACTCCTTATAACACAATTACTTCTTCTAATTTACAGACAGCTTTACAACAACTAGCAGATCAGAATTTTAGAGGCACAAACGCTCCAACAGGAGGAACTGTATCAGAGGGAGATACCTGGTATGATACAGATGATGATCAATTTAAAGTCTATAGAGAAACGAGTTCAGGGAACTTTGCATGGGTTCCAATAATGGTTGGAAACATCTCACCCGACTCGGACACAGTAGACGCAGGATCCTTTTAGGATATTTGGAGTTATAAATGGCTCAAACAATACAGATTAAAAGAACCACAGGCACTGGGAAACCTACTTCGGTTGCTCAGGGCGAGCTGTTTTATGCCTATGGGGATAACGGAACTTACGGAAAGCGTCTTGCTATTGGCAATACAAGTGGCGGTGGAAATACTCCAGAGATTATTGGTGGTAAGCACTTCATGGATATGCTTGACCATACTGCAGGTAATCTTACTGCTTCAAGTGCAATTATTACTGATTCAAGCTCTCAGATTGATGGCTTACAGGTAAAAAACCAAGGTGGAGTAAAACTTTTTGAACTAACTGCAAACGGAAGTAGCAATATGCAACTTCGTGCTGCAGCGGCTCTTGCAGGGGATATAACTTATACGTTTCCAGCTGCTCCTGTAAATGGTAATTATTTAACTACTAACGGCAGTGGAGACTTATCGTGGGGAGCTCTTAGCACAAGTCTCACAATAGGAGCGGATAGCGGTAGTGATGATATAGTTGCAGTAGGCACAGATACTCTTACCTTTGAAGGAACTGCAAATGAGATTGAAACTACAGTATCCAACAATAAAATTAATATTGGATTTCCAACAAATGTAACAATTTCTGGAAATCTTACTGTATCAGGTACAACTACTACTGTTTCTTCGACTACTGTAAATGTTGCAGACTCAATGCTTGCTCTAGCAACGGGAAATACATCTTCTGACAGTATTGATATTGGATTTTACGGAACATATGATGATTCTGGCTCACAAGACGAGTACGCAGGATTTTTCCGTGATGCTGGCGATGAAAAATGGAAACTCTTTAAAAACTTACAAGCAGCTCCTACAACTACGGTAAATACAAGTGGCACGGGGTATGCAGTTGCAACTCTTATTGCTCATCTTGAAGATTCAAATACTACTATTACAGGCGGATCAATTACCGGTATTACAGACCTTGCAGTCGCAGATGGAGGAACAGGTCTTTCAGCAGTTGCAAAAGGTTCAGTACTTGTAGCAAACTCAGCAAACACTCTTTCCGCTCTTGATGGTGGAGGTTCTACAGATAAGTTATTGATCTATAGTCAGTCGGGTGATACCATTTCATGGTCAAATACTTTAGATGGGGGTACATACTCCTAATGTCTCAGACAATTAAACTGAAACGTAAATTTACAAGCGGAGCACCTGGTACTGACGACTTAGTAGAAGGCGAGGTTGCTATTAATACTGCAGACCAAAAAATTTATATGCGGGATGGATCAAATAATATTGTAGAGGTTGCAAATGTAGCAGCAGCTGGAGCAACAGTAGATGATGCCACAGCATTGGCAATCGCATTAGGATAAAACTATGGCAAATACATTTAAAAATGCTTTTGCAGCAAATGTAAATCACTCAGCTTTTGTTGATTTATATACTGTTGGCTCTAGTACAACTACTGTAATTCTTGGCATGGCAATTTGTAACAAGACAGCAAATGCAGTAGATGTTACAGTTCAAATGCAAGATACTTCTGCATCAAGCGCAGACTTTCAAGTACTAGACACCGTGAGTATTCCGGGTCGTACTACACTGGAAGTATTAGCGGGGCAGAAATATATTTTAGAAACTACTGATGTTCTTCGTGTTAAGTCAGGTACTGCGAATGCTATAGACGTAACATTGGGAATTATGGAGATAACCTAATGGCTCTTACAAAAGTAGTTACTCGCGCGATAACTGATAATTCTGTAGATATTGTACGTTTAGATGTGTCAGATGGATCAAATGGTCAGTTTCTGAGAACAAATGGGTCTGGTACTCTCTCCTTTGCTACTGTATCTTCAGATAGTGGACGAGCATATACAGACTGGACAATAAAAACAGGAACATATACAGCAGTCAGTAAAGATCAATTAATTGCAAATAGCGGAAGTGCTTTTACAATCACACTTCCTTCAAGCCCTAGTGTGGGTGATACAGTTATAGTAAAAAACGTAGGTGCGGGGACGGTAACAATCGGACGAAACGGCTCAAATATAGAAGGAGCAGCACAAGACGGTACACTTGAATCTACAAAAGGAATGCAAATTGTTTATGTAGACGGGACTCTAGGATGGAAGGAGCTTTAGATGTCATTTAAATTTGGTGGATCAGGAGGCGGCGGAGGCGGCGGAACACCTGCCTCAAATACAATAGAATTAACAGCAAGTGGTTCTATTGCTAATGGTAAAGTTTGTATTATCAATACTGATGGCACAGTATCTCAAGCTGGGCCAGTAGCTGGAAAATCAGTATACTTTAATATGTATTGGGGAACTTATCAATTTACTTTAGCTACTCCCTTTACTACTGCTTCAACATCAGATGGAACTTATACGGCAGCAAACAGTGCTAGTAATGCTCCGTCAAGCTATACGCAAACTTCCATTGCTGGACATATAAATTACTCTTATGGTAGTGCAATGAAGCCCGATGGTACAAAAATCTTTTATGCTAATCGACCTAGTACAACTGCAAACTCTTCTATAAAAGAGTTTCACTTTGGCACAGCTTATGATATAAATACGCTAACATATGACAGTTCTTATACAATTGGAAATAAAACAACTTTTCCAAACGGTGTGGCAGTGTCACCTGATGGAACAGAAGTTTATGTATGTACATATGGTGATTCAAATATTCACCAATGGACATTGAGTACGGGGTGGGATATTTCTACAGCAAGTTTTACAAGAACGCATGATGTTGGTAATAATGATTATCTTGGAGGTATTACATTTAAGCCTGATGGTACAAAAATGTATATTTGTGGAGGTGCTTACGGAAGCGATAAAAAAGTTTGGCAATATACTTTAAGTACTCCTTGGAACATTTCAACAGAATCATATGACTCTGTACTTTTAGACGTTAGTTCTTATGATAGCAGCCCTCACGGCGTTTTGTTTAATGATGATGGAACAAAATTGTATATTTGTGGAAACTCGGGGTCAACAGTTATTGAGTATTCATTAAGTACTGCTTACGTTATAAGCTCAGCTAGTTTTGTTTCAGAAGCAGGTACAAGTCCTGCAACTAGTACATATGGTATAGCTTTTGGTAACGGACCGAGCGCTGATAATAATAATTATATTGGTATCTCTGATGGCGCTTACACAAACGGTCAAACCGCAACAATAAAAGTAATTGGCAATATAGATACAAACCACTCTGGGTTAACTCCTAATGCTCTTTGCTACGCAGATGTAAACGGGACTGTTGTTAGTACCGCGACAGGCTGTACTGTAGGGCAAGCTTTAACACCTACCACTGTTCTAATAAAAGGTCAATATAAAATGTTGTTTGACTAATGGGAGTAAAAAATGACTAATATAATAAGAGCCACAAAAGACGGAGTTACAAAAGATTTCAACTCTTTGGAAGATGCAAAAAAAGAATTTCCCGATAGTGAATACTTAGTTATTACTGACCAAACGTCTAAAGCACAGGCAGCTATTAGAGTAAAAGCAACGCGTGAAAAAGAGTGGCGAGACTCTGAGTTGGTAAGAACTGATACTATTGTTGCTACAAGTGATTATCCTAATAAAACAAATATGATAGAGTATAGAAAAGAACTTCGTGATTGGCCTAGTAAAGATTATTGGCCCACAGGTAGACCTGTATTAAAAACAGAGCAGGAATAAATTGGAAACAGACTTTATGAAATTCTGGCCCGTTTTTGTATCCTTTATTACTCTTGTGGTAATATTAGCTAAGATGCACTTGTCAATTGAAACACATAACGAAAAAATTAAAACTTTATTTGAGCTTTGGAACAAAAAGTTTAACAAATAAGAATAAAAGAGATAAATTATGCCATTTATAGGAAGAGGACAAGCCGCAGGTAAAAATACTGTATTATTAGATGCAATTACAGCATCGGCTACTGCTACCTATAATTTAACTTTAGGAAGTGTAGCATACACTCCTATAGATGCTCAGTCTTTAGTAGTTTCCTTAAACGGAGTAACACAGGCTCCTATAGCAGGATATACTGTATCTGGTTCTCAGATTGTGTTTGCAAGTGCCCTCACAAGTAATGATGTAATAGATTATATTATAGGTTTTGAAGCAGTTAGTAAGGCTGTACCTAATAATGGAGTAACTACTGCAAAAATAGTAGATGATGCGGTTACAACAGCAAAGATAGCAGACGATGCTATTACTTCAGCACTTATTGCAGATGATGCAGTTATAGCAGCAGCAATCGCAGACAATGCTGTAGATATTGCAAGGTTAAATGTATCTGACGGCTCAAACGGGCAGTTTTTGAAAACAAATGGTTCAGGTACTATGTCTTTTGCATCAATAACTGCGGATACTGGAAGACCTTATACAGACTGGACAATAAAAACAGGAACTTATACAGCTGTTGATAAGGATCAACTTATAGCAAACAATGGAAGTGCTTTTACAATTACACTTCCAGCAGGCTCAGTAGGGGCTACAGTAATTATATGTAATGCAGGAGCAGGAACTGTGACAATTGGAAGAAATGGAAGTCAAAAGATTAACTCAGCTGCAGAAGACGGCACAATAGCACAAGGTGCTTCTGCCCAGCTAGTCTATGTCGATGATACTATCGGCTGGTTCGAGATTTAATTATGGCAGTATTAGGAGCAGCGGCAGGCGGTGGTGGAGGTGGCCAACTGCCCGTTATAAGTTTTCAAACATCTCGAACATGGACTCCTGCTTATGATCTAACCGCTTATGTATATGTAATAGGCGGCGGAGGCGCAGGTGCAGCAGTTAAATCAAGTAATGGTAATGCTGGGGGCGGTGGGGCAGGAGGCTGCTCAGTAAGTAAATTAGACCTTAGCGGTGGCACTGCTTATACAGTTACAATCGGAGCGGCAGGTGCTGCTTCATCAGCAAACGGTGCAGCAGTGCCAGGTGGCAATGGCGGTGCAAGTTCTCTCTCAGGCTCCGGAATTAGTACAATGGCTGGAAATGGAGGAACAGGAGGCATTGGATCTACTTCGGCAGCTCCAGGAGCCACAACAGGAGCTGCAGGAGGAACTGCAACTGGAGGAACTCTTGGTAACTTTACTGGAGGTAAAGGAGGAGGATTTCCTTCGGGGACTCAAAATTATGGTTGTGCGGGTGGTGGAGCTGTTGGTCTATGGCAAAATGGAATAGATGCAGAACCCACACTTTCTGTTTATTCTTATTCAAGTCCAGGAGCTACGATGGGGATAGATATATCAGGTGATAGTAACGGACAACTTGACTTTCAGAAAGCACACGGAGGTTCTACTGGGACATGGGCATATGCCCCGTGGACAACTGTAGAACCTTTTACTGGTATTTTTACTACGGAGCAGGTAAATGGTTCAGAGGGGATGGCCGGCGGCGCAAATATGTATGGTAATGGTCAGATGAATAGGTATTCGGGAGGTTATTCAGAAGGTAGTCCTACAAATCGTGGCTATCTTACTAGTAGTGTATGGTATGGCGGTATTTCTGCTCCTTTTCAAGGAGCAAAAGGAGTATCTGATGGAACTGTATACGGGCAAAAAGGAACTTCTGGTGGCGGGGGTGGCGGAACCTATTCTTATAGTGGTGCTACTCGATCAGGTGCTGGAGGAAGAGGTATTATTCTTATTTTTCCAGTGAGTTTAGGGGCATAATATGGCAGATATCAAAATAACAAAAGATGGTGTAAGTAATACTATATCTGGTTCTATGTCTTTTGCACAGGAAGCTTACCCTACAAGTGAAGGATACTCACATGAAGATGTAACTATTACACTTACTTCGGAAGAGGTTGCTCAAGATAAAGAGGTGCAAGCAAGAGCATGGAGAGATTTAGAACTATACAGGACAGATGCTTTATCGCTTCTTCCAGACCACCCAAAGAAAACAGAAATAGCTGCGTATCGAGTTAAGCTAAGAGACTGGCCGAGTACCTCAGACTTTCCTGATACTCAGCCAGTAATGGAATAACATATGCCATTTATAGGAGAACAACCCACAATAGCAGGAAAGCTAACTATAGCAGCTAGGTCGGGTAATGTGGAAGTCGAAATTACGACAGGGGTTATTACAATAACAGCTCGGTCAGGAACAGTCGAAATAGGAGTAACATAGTATGGCAAATAGATACCCACTTATTATAGACACTACAATAAAAGAAATAGTGGCTGGAGATACTCTTGTTGCTGATAATTTACTCCTGTCTGGTACTACTCCTACGCTTACAATAGGAGATGCAGGTGCGGAAGATACAAAGATAGTATTTGACGGAAATGCAAAAGACTTCTATATAGGTTTAGATGACTCAGCTGATAAATTAGTTATTGGAGACGGTTCAACATTAGGTACGAATAGCATATTGACTTTAACAGATGACTCTGTAACTATAGGTGACGGAGCTGCTGTAGATACTAAGGTTGTATTCGACGGAAACGCGCAAGACTTTTATATTGGACTTGATGATTCAGCAGATGATTTAGTAATCGGGCTTGGTTCTACAGTAGGAACAACACCGGCAATTCATATTGATGCAAATCAAGTTGTTAAATTTGATGCAGGAATTCAAGAAGAGTCTACAGCACTTACTTCAGGAACTACAGTTGCTCTGGATGTAAATCTTGGGTCAGTTTTTACACTTACTTTAGCTCATAATTTAGGTACTTTTAATTGGTCAAACCCTGCCGCGTCTGGGTATGCCTCTTCTTTTGTTTTAAAAGTGATACAAGACGGCACGGGTGGCAGAACTATTTCATGGCCTGCCGCAGTCGACTGGGCAGCAGCAACTGCTCCTACTATTTCTACAGCTGCAAATGCTGTTGATGTTTTTGCATTTTTTACTGTAGATGGTGGAACTATTTGGTATGGATTTGCACCAGGTATAGGAATGGGCTAAATGAGTAGAGTAGCAAATAAACTTATTACTAGTGCGTCAGGTTCTGCGGGGGATGCTTACGAGATAGATCAGTCGTTGATATTTGATCAAGCATCAAACAGTCAACTAAGTCGCGTTGTTTCTTCAGCAGGAAATCGCAAAACTTATACTTTTAGCACATGGATTAAAAAAACTAGTCAAGACGATTGGCAAACAATTATAGCGGTAGACTCTCACATTACGGCTGGTGGTAACGATAACTCTGGGTTGTACTTTTATGAAGATACTATTTATATAGTAGATTATGATTATTCCACTACAAACTGGCTGTTACGAACTAATAGGTTATTTCGTGATAATTCTGCTTGGTATCACATTGTTTATGTTGTAGATACTACACAAGGAACAGCAGCTAATAGAGTTAAGCTATATATAAATGGAGTTCAAGAAACTTCTTTTTCAACTGAAACATACCCTGGGGCTGATGTACAGGGTCTTTTTAATTCTACACTTACAGACAGATTAGGTGGTACTTTAACGACTCGCGTTGGCAACGGTAGTCAAATTGCAACAACTAACGGAATTGATGGTATTTTAGCAGAAACACATTTTATTGACGGCACTGCGCTTACTCCTAGCTCCTTTGGTGAAACTAAGGCATCTACAGGTCAGTGGGTACCCAAGGAAGTAACAGGCTTAACTTACGGCACTAATGGATTTTATTTCCCATATCAACAAGGAGGACAATCTGTATTCTTTGGTACTAATCAAAGAGTTTATATAGACAGTAATAATGCTGCTATAAATGTAGGAACAGGAGACTACACTTACGAGTTTTGGTTTTATAACACAGGAAACGCTAATAATTATCCTTATATTATAGACTCCGGGGCTAGTGGGAACGCTGGGTCTGTTTATATAGATGTACCAAATAGCGGCAGACTTCTATATCATGCATCGCAATCGAGTACTGCAGGGCCTAGTAATGTAGTTTTTGCTACCAGTACCACTACAAATACGTGGTATCATGTAGCCATTTCACGTAGTTCTGGAACAACTTCTTGTTATTTGAATGGCACAAGAGGGGCAGAAGTGACTGACAATGGAAACTATAGTAGTCAAAATACTTTTCTGGTTGGCGGCTACATACCAAACAACGATTATAATTTTACAGGTCTTGTCAGTAATCTAAGAATTATAAAAGGTTCAGGAATTTACTCAGGTTCTTCTATTACAGTTCCTACCGCTAGGCTTACTAATGTAACCAATACTAGCGTTTTAATTTTGCAAGGTTTAGGAAATTCAGCCGCAGAGGTAACAGTTGGTCCTTCCTTAACAAACTATGGTGGGGCTACAGTTGATGTTAGAAGACCCTCTTCTTTTACTACATTGTTGGGAGTAGGGACGGATCATAGTGGTCAAGGCAATGATTATACTCCAGCTAACTTAGCTAACTCTGACGTAGTAACTGACACGCCTACTAATAATTTTTGTACTTGGAATCCTCTTGATAACGGCAGTACAGTATTAAGCCAAGGTAATTTAAAGTTTGTAAACTCTAGTGGAAATTCAGATACAGGCAATACATTTGCTATACCACATACAGGTAAATGGTATTTTGAACATAGATTGACTGTTGTTGACGCTTATTATGCAGGTTTTCTTTCAAAAGGCTATACAGGGACGGCTGGATCATATAGTGGTTTTACAGCATATCAAATTAAATTTGACGGACAATGGTATAATGGAAGTGATTTTGAGAGTTATGCAAGTTCATTCAGCAATGGAGATATTTTAGGATGGGCTATTGATTGTGATAATGGAAAAGTATATGTCAGCGTAAATGGAACATTTGCTAATAGCGGCAATCCTGTAAATGGTACAAATCCAGCCGATACTTTCACTGCAACTGCTGATTGGAAATTTATAACTTACGGTAACTCAGGTTCACAATTTGATGCAAACTTTGGGCAGAATGGAACATTCAATGGATTGGTAACGGCTCAAGGCAATGCAGATGGAGGAGGAATAGGAAATTTCTACTATGCACCACCGTCTGGGTTCAAAGCGTTATGCTTTCAAAACCTACCTGATCCAACAATTGCTATATCATCAGAGCATTTTAATACTGTGCTTTATACAGGTAATGAAACGGCTCGTTCTATAACTGGTGTTGGATTTGAACCCTCATGGGTTTGGATTAAAGAAAGAAGTGCGGGTGGATCGCATAGAATATTCGATCAAGTAAGAGGCGTTAACAAGGTTATACAATCTGATTTAGATACAGCAGAACTTGATAGAACAGAAGTTACTGCCTTTAATTCGGATGGTTTTTCTTTAGCTGATTCAGTTACAGTTAACCAAGATGGAGTAACGCATGTAGCTTGGAACTGGAAAGCAGGAGGTGCTTCTCCTAGTAAAACGTATGCTGTAAAGGTGGTTTCAGACAGCGGCAATAAGTATCGTTTTGATGATTATGGAAGCAGTGCAGTAACGCTTAACCTACAAGAGGGAGGCACATATACGTTTGATCAGTCAGACAGTTCTAACGCTACCCATCCTCTTAGATTCTCTACTACCTCTGATGGGAGTCATGGTGGCGGCTCAGAATATACAACAGGTGTAACGACTAACGGGACACCGGGATCTTCTGGAGCCTACACAAGAATTACAGTGGCTGCTAGTGCGCCAACCCTTTATTACTACTGCACCGCTCATAGCGGCATGGGCGGTCAAGTAAACACAAACAGCACATTTGGAGCAACCAACTTGGATGGCTCCATTCTTTCGGTTGTGTCTGAAAATACTACATCAGGATTTAGCATAGTAATCTACACTGGCACAGGCTCTAATGCTACGGTTGGACATGAGCTTGGCGTGGCTCCGTCAGTTATATTAGTAAAAAATAGAGAATCTGCTACAAATTGGTTGGTTTATTCTCGAAACGATGCAACTGATTATTTAGTTTTAAATGATGCTAGGGCATCAACGGACGAGAACACAATTTGGAATGATACTGCTCCCACTTCAAGCGTTTTTAGTATTGGAACAACTTCAGGTACTAATACAAGTGGCGATGACATTGTTGCTTATTGTTTTGCAGAAGTTGAAGGCTTTAGTAAGTTCGGAACGTATGAAGCAAACAATTCAACAAACGGGCCGTTTATCAGTACAGGTTTTACTCCGGCATGGATACTGTTTAAGTATATTGATGGGGCTGGTGAATGGTGGTGGATGTTAGACTCTACAAGAGATCCTACTAACTTAAATACTCAAGTTTTATATCCAAATTCTGCTTCTGCTGAAGGCGCAATAGGTAGTAGTGGGGGTGTAGATTTCTTATCGAATGGTTTTAAAATCAGAGCAACAAATGGTGGCATTAATTCAGCTAACACTTATTTTTATATGGCTTTTGCAGAGTCACCTTTCAAATATGCAAATGCAAGATAACAGGAGAAAACAATGTTTGCAATAGTAAAAGATGGAGTAATTACACGGACGGGATTATCTTTCCGGCAATTGTTTCCAAATACAAGTTTTCCATCTAATGGGCCTAATTCAGCTTTTCGAAGCGAAAACGGTGTCATGGAAGTTGTAAACGCAAAACAGAAAAACAGAGCTTACTACTATGTGACTCAAGGGGATATTGTGCTTGTAGATGGTGTACCTACGCAACAATATACAAATACTGCTAAACGTCTAGTAGATGAAGACGCTAAAGATTCTGATGGTAAGCAGCTTTATGTGCAAGTTAAAAATAGTGATGGTGATTGGGTTGATAGTAGTGAAAAAATAATCAATCAAGGTTTAAAAACGCCTATGACTTCTCAAGTCAAAACTACAGCTAACAGTATACTAGCTAAAACGGATTGGATGGTAATTAGAAAGGCTGAAAGAGATGTAGCTATACCTAGTGCTACAGTTACGTATCGTGCGGCAGTAATTACGGAATGTGCAAGATTAGAAACAGCCATTACAAATGCAGCAGATGTAGACGCTTTAGCAGCAGTAATGAGTGCACAAAACTGGCCAGCTGAATAATTTACGGGCTTAGCCCAATTTTCCAAGGAGGGAATATGATATGAAAAAACTAATGGCTGTGGGGCTTATTGCTTTAAGCCTCGGAGCTTGTGCGAGTACGTCCACTACTGAGTATTATGCAGCAATGGAAAGAGCAACTCTAGCACAAGCAAAAGTCCAAGAGGCACGATATAATGCTCTAAGCAGAATTGCAGGACAAGGCAACGAGGCAGCAACTGCCGCGGTTATGGCACTCGCTATGACAAATCAAACTCCTATAATTCCTCAGGCTCAAAAGTCTGCTGCCCTACAATGGGCTCAAGTTTTGTCAGGTCCAGTTTCGTCACTCGGAGCTATGTGGCTTTCAAATGATGCAACTAAATCAATGGCAAAATACAATAGTCAGACTCAAATAGCAAGTATACAAGCAGATCAAACAAATACTACAGAGTTGTATGGTTTATTGGGTTCTAACTCTAATAATCTAACAAGTGTGGGTTTGGGAGGGTTTAATGCGCTGAATACTTCTATGGAATATATAAGTCCGGATATGCCTGATTATTCTACTGACTTTAGTAATATTGATAATTACTTACTAAAAATAATAAATAACTTAAATACTACTAATACGCAAGATAATCAAATCTGGGTTCCGGGTGTGAATTGTGTAAATGCAGCTAATCCAGGTATTATTGGGGTTGGAGGTACAGTTACTGTTTGTCCACAATAAAAAAGGGGCTTTCGCCCCTTTCATTAGAAGTTATATCTAAGTCTGCCCATAATTTGTCTGGGAGGAATTAATTCTATACCTGTTGCACTTACCCCAAATACATCAGTCATGCGGGAGTTTACTCCTGCTTTATCTCCTATATTATAAGCCATTAAGTCAAATCCTAGTTTTTCATTGTCTAAGTCATAGCTAAGTAATATATTAACTATATTATAACTTGGAACTGTGTCAACAGTAGGATTGTTTATTACTCTTTGCTGAAATTCTCCTCTATGAACATACTGTATAATTCCTGTAAAGAGTCCAGAGGTAAAGAACTTCTCATACTTCAAACTTACATTTCCGGTCATGTTTGGAGTCTTCGCTAAGTCATTTCCTTGTATGTCTTCTCGGAGTCCATATCTTATAGCTTCTTGGCCAAAAAAGTATGGTTCTGCTTTTACATTGTCGAGAGCTTCGTAGGGCGATTGGATATTCGATTCAAGAAATGAAACTTTCATATCAAGAGTCAAGGAGTCCGTAATAAGTTGTATAAATTCAACTTCTCCACCTTTTACTTCTACCTCAGGTATATTTGCCACACCTCCTCGGTATATATCTGGGTCTGTTGCCTGAAACTGTAAGTTCTCGTAATCATAGAAAAATACTGCTACGTTTAATCTACTTCTCTGACCAGCTATTTTTAAGCCTAGTTCATATGCCATTACTTCTTCATTATCAAAGATAGGAAAAACCATAACTGGAGCATTATCATTATCAAAACCAAATGTGAGATTGCTTCCTCCGGGTTTAAAACCTTTGGTTGCTGAAAAATAAGTCATGGTTCCTTTCCTCGGATTCCATTCTACTGCTACTCTTCCAGTCGTCTCTGTTAAGTTTTCGTTTAGATTATACACCTGCCCTGGTATTCCAAAGAAGTTGGATACAAAGCTGTCCACTGTGTCGTCTGTATAGCGTAGTCCTGTAATTAGGCGTAAGCTATCAGTCATGTGTAATGTTGTTTGTGCAAAAACTGAGTATGATTCTCGTGTGGGGTATGCATCAGAAATAAAGCCTACTTCAGCTCCATAAATTGCAAAACACGCAGGGCACTCAGAGTTATGTACATACGGTGTGAATTGTCCATCTGCTAAACCAATATCGTATACATTATTTACATCTTTGTATTCACGAATATGATTTTCTATTTCATGGTCAAGATAAAATGCTCCGACTGTCCAATCCAGCTTTCCAAAAAGTGGAGTATCAGAAATTAGGTTGACTTCAAAAGTTTTTGTCTCAACCATTGAGGTTTCTGGGTCGTACTCTGCCCGAATATAGGGAAGCCCCGCCCAAAGACCACCAATATGGATGTCTCCAAAGTTGTGCCTATCATTATCTCTTTTGACTAGTACATCATCTTTTTGCCAACTTGCTATAGCTTTTAGAGTTGAATTAGTAAGTCCAACTTCAAGTATAGCAGCGGCAAGTTTAGAGGTAAGTTGAAAGTTTGCTTCTGTATCTTGGACTAGTTCTCGAGGATCTGGAGTTTGATCATCAATACCTTTCATCGCAGCTCCGTTATTATCTGCGTCAAAATATTGAGCAAAAACTCTTAGACTAGCAATGCCTTTCGTATACTGCCAATCTGTGCGAGCACTTACAGAGCTCATATCATCTAAGTCTTGTCCATTTAGTAGATTTTTGGAAAATCCGTCTCTGTTTACAACAGATACAGAGGTTCGTGTAGCTAGATTTTCCGAGAGGGGGGTATTCATAGAGACTCTAAACTTTGTTAGATTATAGTCTCCGACGGTGAGATCTCCTGTGGCTCCAAATACATTACTCGGTGCTTTACTAATTACATTTATAGCACCTCCTGTAGAGTTTTGTCCAAAAAGGGTGCCTTGCGGCCCTCTAAGAACTTCTATTCGCTCAACGTCTATAAAATCTGTCTGAAGAGCGAAAGGAGAGGCTACATAAACCCCGTCTAAGTGATAAGCTACTGATGGGGCTGCTATTGCATTTTGATTAGTCTCATTACCGATTCCTCGAATTGATATAATCGTTTTGTACCCTTCGTTCTTTGTAACTGTTACTCCTGGAGCTATAGCACTCAGATCGACAAAGGTATTTATGTTTTTTTGGAGCAACTCTTCTCCTGAGAGAACTGTTATAGCTTGTGATATATCTTTTAGGTTTTCATCGCGTTTTTCCGCAACTACTACTATTTCTTCTAAATATTCTATCGACAAACTTGGTACTGAAAAGCTTAATAAAATTCCTACTATGAAGAGTTTTGTACCTCTACTCATACATCTGATTCCTCCGTATTCTTCATCTCTGGCTGCATTTGTGGAGCAGCCTGTTCTTGTATCAGTTTAATAAGATTCATACTTAGTTTTGCAGGAAGTTCCCCCAAACCTTGCAGAATAATATTAACTTGTTCTATTTCAAATTCAAATTTCATTTAAAAATGTCCTGCCAATTACCTGTCGTGCTAGCCCGAGAATACTCAGTTGCACGGTTTTCAAAAAAATTAGTGTGCTCAACACCGTTTAACATGTAATCCAACCACGGTAATGGGTTTTGCTCACTCCCAAATATCTTTTTCATACCAAGACCTAGTAGCCTTCTATCTGCAATATATCGAATATACTCTTTTATCTGTTCGGGTGTTAGATCCGGTACTTCGGCATTTTCAAAACACAAATCGATAAAAGCATCTTCCAACTCTACTGTGCGCTCTGCTGCACAATAAATTTCATACTTTAGATCATCCGTCCATAGCTCAGGGTTTTCTTTTATGAAGGTACGAAACAGTTGACACATTCCCTCAACATGCAATGTTTCATCTCGTACAGACCATGTAACAATTTGACCCATACCTTTCATAAGGTTGTGGCGAGGAAAGTTCAACAGGATAGCAAAACTACTAAATAGCTGCACCCCTTCGGTAAATGCCGAATAGATAGCCATAGTCTTTGCGATATCAACTGAAGTTCCCATACCAAAATTATTCAAGTGCTCATGTTTTGCTAACATTTCCTTGTGTTCAAAGAATTTTTGATACTCTTCGTCACCAAAACCTAGCGTTTCCAAAAGCAATGAATACGCTTCCTGATGTACTGCTTCCATTGCTGCAAACGCAGACAACATCATTCGTACTTCAGGCTGCTTGAATGTAGGTAAGTAATGCTTTGCATACCCACAACAAACATCTACATCCGCCTGCGTAAAAAACCTAAAAATTTGACTTATAAGTTTTTTATTTGCAGGAGTTAACTTTTCCCTGTAATCACGTAAATCATCCGCAAGATTGACCTCATCAGGAAGCCAGTGCATATGCTGTTGAGTTTTGTAATGTTCAAATGCCCAAGGGTAATTAAAGGGTTTGTAATAATTTCTTTCTTCTAATAAACTCATTCACGTCCTCTACCAATTATGTACTACGTTTGCCATTATAAAAAAACAAGTTAAAAAATTAACTAACACAATTCCTGTGCGCAGTATCGCTACTATATTATCGTACTCTTCTGTTTTTTCATCTGAGAAACTACCAATAGTATACTTCCAAATAGTCCACATCTTAGCCTTCACAGGCTAAACATCCTTCGTCGTCTATACTTTCAAAAATGTACTGTCGCAGTGCTTCGTCTGATACTGTCTCTGCTCTTTTTATAGCTTCACTTCTTAAGTAATATAACGTTTTTACTTTCTTTTTCCATGCCATCATGTGTATAGCATGAAGCTCTTGTTTTGATACATTTGCAGGAAAGAATATGTTTAGAGACTGACTCTGACATATTTCTTCCTGCCTATCCGCCGCCATTTCTATTATCCAGCGTTGGTCTAACTCTACGGCTGTTTTAAAAACGTCTTTTGTCCATTCGTCTAAAAAATCTAAATGTTGTACTGATCCGTTATTTGTAATAATACTTTTCCATACTTCGTTTGTGTCTTGATCTAGCTCTTGTAAAGCGTACTCAAGGTACTCATTCTTTAAAAGAGATGATCCCGATTTAGTTTTTTGCGTAAATGCGTTAGCCCTGTATGGCTCGATACTAGGAGAAGTATTCCCACAGATAATAGAACTGCTAGCATTGGGAGCCACAGCCAAAAGATGAACATTTCTAACCCCATACCCAACAGCATCAGGGGCTTCACCACGCTCCATTGCCAGAGTTTTTGTAGCATTTAAAGCCTCCGATTTAATATGCTTAAACATTTTTAAGTTAGTCCCTTTTGCCATAGGACTCTCAAAAGGAATGTTATGTCTTTGTAAATACGCATGGAACCCCATTGCTCCAAGCCCAAGACTTCTTTCCATTTCTGCACTAAATTTAGCTTTTGAGAGTGTATTCGGTGCATTTTCGACAAAGTAACTAATTACATTGTCAAGCATCCGAATAAGATCAGGGATAAAATCTTTGTGCTCTTTCCATTCATCATACTCTTCTAAATTTACACTCGATAAACAACATACTGCCGTTCTCATTGCATCTGTAGCTAGTGTTATTTCTGAACACAAATTTGAATGATTTACTTTAAAACCTTTTTCTGCTTGGCACAGGGGCAATCCCGCTTGAACAGTATCACCAAACATAATGTAAGGTTCTCCAGTCTCCACTCTATTTTGTATTAGTTTTACCCACAGTGTTTTAGCAGAAACTGTTTTAGTAACTTTTTGTGTATGTGGGTCAATTAGATCCCAAGAGTCATCAAACCCTTCTTCTCTTGTAGCTCCTTCTATGAGAGCCATGAACTCATCGCTAACCACCACACCATGATGAAGATTAACAGACTTTCGATTAACATCACCACCGGTGGGCTTACGTACATCCAAGAACTCTTCGATTTCAGGATGAGATATATCCAAATACGCCGCATAACTGCCTCTCCTTGTTACACCTTGTGAAAACGCAAGCATTTCCGCATCTACAACTTTCATAAATGGTATGACTCCCGTACTTTCAGAGCCACTTGAAGTTTTTGCACCTACTGAACGTATAGCGCTCCAAGAGCCCCCAACGCCACCACCAACACTAGATAAAAAGGCATTCTCAGTGTAATGCCCGGTAATCCCTTCTCTGCTGTCCTCAACATAATTAAGAAAGCAACTAATAGGGAGCCCACGGGTGGTCCCACCATTAGAAAGTATAGGAGTAGAAAACATGAACCAAAGTTTACTAGCATAGTCGTACAACCTTTGTGCGTGCGCCTCATTGTCTGAAAAAGCTTTTGCGGCACGTCCAAAAGCTTCCTGAGGAGAACTTTCTCCATCAACTAAATATCTATCCTGTAGAGTTTTGTGACTAAACTCTGACAAATAGTTGTCTCTTCTGTAATCAATTAACACGCAATTCTCCCTTCAATCTCTGCAATGTTTGTATTTCCAATTGCATCGTCACAATATGACATTAAATCCATTAGTTCATAGTTCTGTAGTATTCTTTCTCCAGAAATATTTAATTCTTGGATATGTTTATATTTACTTGGTAAAGGTATGGAGTCATAGATACTCATGGCATCCCCATACGCAATAATTAAGTCTTTTGCCCTCTTTGGTCCAATACCTGTAATGCCAGGAACGTTATCTCCTTTATCACCTGTGAGACACTTTAGTGAGATATATTGTTCAGGACTTACTTCGTAGTGGTCATACCAGTTTTGAATTCTTATTTCTTTTCTATTGACATAAGAAAACCTACTTACACCGTTTTGTATAAGTAAGTCCCAGTCACGGTCACTTGATATCAACCATACATTTTTGAAACCATACTTTTCTTTTTCTTTTACTAGGTGTGCTGCAATATCGTCTGCTTCTACGCCATCAAAACGAAGAAGAGTTAAAGATTCTCCAAGCAAATCAAGAGTTGCTTGGTATTCCTCAAAAAATTCTTCAAACGCAATTTTTTCTTCTTCCGTCTGCGTTGCGTACTTATCTTTTCGATTTTGTTTATAGTCAGGCAGTATTGCTTTTCTATAAGAAGAAGAGCCTCCGTCAGCTGTAATTATTATATCTTTACACTTATAGGAGTCTGCTAGCGAATGTACTGTCTTTTCATATTCGTATCGAAAATCTGATCTGCCTTGGTGTTTCCATCGAAACGCTAAGTTTAAGGCATCAACTATCAGCGTTCCTTCCTTTGCTTGTGAATTAAAACTAAGTGCCATTTATAAATTCTACCTTTTCTTTGTCCAACCACTCATTAGCTAAGCATATATAACAAGTCAGTTTAGATATATACATATACTCTGCCCATTCAGGAAGTTGTTCGGTTACTACAAAAACAGGGGAGCGATTATACTTAAAAAACAAAAGAGGTTTTTGATTGCCTCCCTTTGCTTGTCCTTCAAGTTTTTTCCACCATTTAATTAAATTATTAGTTCTAGGTGCAGAGAATATTTTATCTGAAAGAGGACTTTCTGCGTAATTTTTTACTTCAATACAGAAATAGTTTTTTTCATTTGGAACATATAAGTCCCCTTTTAGATATTCTAAAGCTCCTGACATTGGTACTCGTTCAAATTGAAGACCTGTAACTTCTCGAAGTAAGTCTCGTACTAAGTATTCTCCGCGTGCACCTTTTGCTCTACTGTCTACCACTCAGATTTCTGCCATTTATCCTTGTATAACTCATCGTCAGGATAGTTATACCCAATCGCATTTAAAGCATTAAGCTTGTCTGAGTACTCTGCAATTTTTCCAAGCTCTTCTTCGATTGTTGCCATAGTGTCTGGGTGCTCTGCCACGCCTACAGGGTTTTTTATAAAAACCTGTGCATTAATTGTGTGTTTTGCAATCTGTCCCTCCAAGTACTTTTCCATGTTTTCTTTTATACTACTCATTCTAACCTACTTATATTTTCTTCTTTTACTACCTCTTTCTTGTCGAGGAGTGGATGAGTCCAACCATGAGAAACTATATAAGTGTTCAAATCTTCGTTAAGAAGAACTTCTACTAATTTCTCACGCCCTGTGTCGTCTAATACTGCTATAACTTCATCTAAGAAAAGTATGTTAAGTTTAGACTTAGAGATACTACTCATTAGCTTTCGAATAGCAATCAATGTAGCAGTATTTACTCTAGCTAGCTCTCCTGAAGAAAGTGCGAGAATATCTACTATTTTGCCATCGTCTTCAACTTGCACATTTAACTTATCATTAGACACTACAAATTCAAGAGTAAACCTTCCATCAGATAGCTCTGCTAGATAGGTGTTCGCCAATTCTTCTAACTCTTTTACAAGGTTTTCAATCTTATAGGCTAGTAATCCGTTTGTACTAAAAGATTTTTTTAGTATTTCGAGATTTGAAAGCAGAGCTTCTTGTTTTGCAATTATATCTTGAAACTCTGATAACTCTTTAAGAAAGCTATCAGTTTGTTCTTGTATTACAACTATTCGCGTGTTACGTTTGGTTCTACGCTGGTTTTCGTCTGCTGTGCTCGCCAACTGCTCTTTTCGTTGAAGTAACTCAACTCGTACGCTCTCCAACTTTTTTTCAAGCTCGTTTTGATCCAGCGGGGTCGTTGGCAAATTTCGATCAATACTTCGATAAAGGCTTGTCCAATCGCTTTCAATTTTTTGACAACGGTCGAATTCTGTATTGTCTCGTTTAATTCGCTTAATTTCTGTTTCAATTTCATAAATATTTTTCTCTGATTCCAATATCTTTCGGGACTCTGTGTCTACAAGAGACTGTTTAAAGCTCGGGTCAACTTCCTGCTCACAAGTAGGGCAAACATCCCCTAATTTTTCTAGTTTTTCTACGAGGCGTTGAGACCCCGTTGAGACTTGTCTGTGCGTACCTACTTCTGCTTGTAAATTATCGTATGACTGTTTTTCAGTTATAGGACAATCTTGTGCCTCCTGTAAATTAATTTGACTAAGCAAGGCAGTTAGTTGATTATTTTTTGAGATTTTTTTATTTTTTGCCGAAATATTTTCAATTTCTTTCGACAGATAACGGAACTCTTTCTCTTCTTTTTCCGTAGAAATTTCTAAATCTAACATGGGTAGTATGTTTGTATCCCTCAATTTGTTATCTACTAACCATTTTTCTATTGTATCTAGCTTTGCTTGTATTCCATTAATTTCTAAAGAAGAGACTCTTGCCGCTTCTTTGAAGATATCAAACAATTCTACATAGTTTTCAAGGTGTAATAGATCAATTAAAAACTTCTTTCTGTTTGTATCTGTTGCAGTTAAAAACTGTAAACTTGCATTTGTACTTTGATATACTAACTGAGAAAAAGTTTTAAAGTCTACACCTATTATTTCTTGTATAGTCTTATAAGTGTTTGTAGCAGTATGACTAGAGATATCCTCATTATTCTTCTCTAGTTTTACTTTTACGTTTGTTTTTCTGTCAATACTTACTTTATAAGTATCCTCGTCTTTTGTAAAGGTTAAAGTTATATTGTAACCATTACTTATGTATCTATTGGGAATGTCTGCTTTTTTGATTCCTTTGGAATTTTTATTGTACAGAGCCTCCTCTATAATTAAAGGTATAGAGGATTTTCCTGTACCGTTTGTTCCAATGATTTGAGTTACGGTATTATCGTCTAATATCAACTCATTGTCAGAACCATAGCTAAAGCAATTATTCCACTGTAGCTGTTTTAGAGTAATCATTAAAAGTCCCTATAATACTAGATATTTTATCTTTGGGAAGCTCTAGTATGTATTCCAGATACTCCGCTAGTTCTTCACTTATACTCATCTCTTTATCCAATACAAGCGTTGCTTCTGTACTTCGTCTTACAACTTTCTTGTCTAAAAGGTCTGAGTTTTTTACTTTTGAAAGGTCTTGAATATCACCTTCCAGCTCATAAATTGTATGATGATAGTCACTCGGTATCATCTCATCTGGACTTGTTACGGTCTTTCTAAGCAGTTGAGGTAGATCAAATCTATCCCACAACCATGTCCAGTTCGTATCATTAATAAGTATGTAACCAGTTTCTACTTCGTTTCTGTGAAAAGAAGTTGTCATTGGACTTCCTGGGTACACGATATTTCTTTGTGTATTACTATGCGCGTGTAGATCGCCCGCAAAAACTACAGGAAACTCTTCTAGTCTGTCTAAGTCTACCTCTGGTTTTACATGTGGGGGTATTTCACCCCGCACATGAGTAAACAAAGGCATTGTAGTATTAAAAGTTTCTATACTGTCTTTTCTGTGTAAATCTGCGTACGGAAGCACACCAAACCCTTTATCCGTGTCTACATAGGAAAAGTCCACGACATGGATTAAAGGGTTTATATCTCTACTTACTTGTTTTAATTGGCTGAAAAATGTTTTATTCTTCTTAGTAGCTTCATGATTTCCATCGTATATTAGGGTAGGAATACCTACCTGCCTTATAAATGAGAAATACAATTCTAGCTCTTCCATGGTAGGAAGACGATCAAAAAGATCGCCTCCTATTATATGGGTGCTGCATTGTTGTTCAAGTTCTTTAATCTGTTTAAAGAATGACTTGTATCTATTTTTTGCCCACTCAACTGGAACATTCTTTTGTCCCAGTTTTAGATGCCAGTCAGCAGTAAATAAGATCACGCTACATTGAACTCTGCTTCGATACTATCTTCATCTACTTCAGAAGTGTTCTCCTGACGAATACGATCCAGTAACTCTTTTTGAGCATCAGGAGTAGGACGAGGCATAACATCATCCATAGATTTTACTTCAGCAGCAAGAGCAGCATCAGAAGCCGAAAGTGCACTAGGCTTACACTTGAGAGGCTGTAACTGATACTCTACATTGTAGGGAAGAGGCCCAGTTTTAACTCTCTTAAATTTGATCTCCCATCCAGTTTCAGGATCGGTAGGATCGCCTAAGTCTTCAGCAGCAGATATGATTTGCTCCCAAAGTTTTTTCTTGAGATTTACAACTTTTACTTCACCGTTGTCAATACACTGAGTTGCATAGCTCCAGCCACACTTAAGATCGGGGTAGTAATCACGAACCCAGTCTTTTTCTTTGTTGTTGAAGGCTTCTGCATTGCGATCAAAAGACAGACACTCTAAAGGAATGTTCTTGTCGTTCTCACCCTTTACCCAGTATACATACCTAGCAAGGATGTCGCCCACTACACGGAAAGAGTTGTCTCCGTCTTTGTACTGAAACGTGCTTATTGAGGTTTTTATAGCAGAACCTTTCTGCTTGTTAAATGATATTGCCATTTAATGCTTCTCCGTTGGGACTTCTTCATATAGAAAATAAAGTTCTTCATTCTCTACATATAGTAGTCTATGATTGTTTAAAAAAATAAAAGGATCTAAAGGTAAATGAATTAGATCCAATGTGGTCTTGCCAAATGCTGCATAGTTAGCGTACGAACGTAAACTAGCCATAGCGACATAAATACAGATATCCTTGTAGCTATACTGATAAGCATTGTACAAAAGAACATCTGGATATAATAGAAAAGATTCCCCCCGAAAGTCAACAGTTGAATACTTATATATCTTATCATATTGATTTTGGGGTATCTCTTTTTCTACTAACATCTTTAAAACTCGTACTACCTCTGAAGGATTTCCTTTACAAGTTTCAAGTATCTTTTTCCAATTATATAAGAGCATATTATATCAAAAATTATAACTCGTGTCAAGAATTATTTTTTTACAGTTCCTCTATTTGATAACCCTGTTTCATATAGTAGCCCATCCTATTGGAAGCCTGTCTTTTTGCAGTATTCCCTTTTAGATGTATATCTATTACCAGAGGGTTTCTCTTCCCCTCCTTTTGTCTTATAACTCTGCCTATCAACTGAGTTAACAAAGGGTCATTATTAACAGGCGTGCCCAATATTAAACAACTTAACTCATCTAATGAGATGCCTTCTGAGAAAATTGCTTGTGTTCCGAACAACATTGTTGCTTTACCTGTTTTAATTTTAGACATTAGTGTTTGTCTCTCCTCATGCGGGACTTCCCCCGTAACACATACGGCTTTTTCTCCTGCCAGTTCGGCGCAGGCCTGCAAAAAACGCACTCTATCACTTACTATTAGCACCTTATGGCCTTTTGTTGCCATTGCAGCCGCTAAAAGTGAAATAGTGTGTATATATTCTTCATTATAAGAGAGTTGTGTTACTTTATTTGCCCACGGAGTTCTAGCTCCGTCCATAAATCGTATCTCAGACCTATGAATAAGAATTTTAGGAGCCATATAGTTTTCTTTTGGGGGTTTATGAACTTTTTGTCCAAAATAGTCACGAAACACTACATGCTTTCCATCTTTTCTTTCTATAGTACCTGATAGTCCTATCTTATATCTTGCATAGTTTGTATCTACTACTTTAGAAAACGTTGGAGACGAGACATGATGCATTTCGTCCAAGATGATGGTTCCAAATTCTTTACGTATAGCTGGAATCCTACGATACAGACTTTGAGTGTTACCAATAACCACAGGACTGTCAAGATCCAACCTACCACTTCCAATAATGCCGGGGGTAATTCCATATACTTTTTCTACCTCTGTTGCCCACTGGTTTCTTAGTGGTACTGTGTGCACAATTATAAGGGTTTTCTGTGCTAGCTTGCCAGCAATCGCAAGACCTGTAAAAGTCTTTCCCCAACTGACCCAAGCGTTTATTATACAGTTGTCTTCAACATCGTCAAAAACTTCTTGTTGACTTTTTCGTAAATCAAACTTAAACTCAGGAAATTGGACAGGTAAGTTTACCCGTTTATCGACTACTTCATATTCATTTGGTATTAAATCCGTTCTTCCTATTGGAATACTGACTAAGTTACTCTTAATACGTGCCATATTCTTAATAACTATAGGTGGATCCTTTGGGTTGAACGAAGGAATAGTATAAGTTAGTTCTTTGCTTAAAACGTCTTTATATTCGTCCGTTACTTCCAAATAAATGCGATTGCTGACTACAGCTTTCATACGCCCTCTTTTGCTATAATATACTCTTTTACAAAACCGCTTCGTACAATATCCTTTACTCCAAACTCTATGAAATTAAATCTTTTCATACTGTTTAAAATTTCAAGAAACTCACCCATTCCATTCTGTTTTAGATCAGACTGGTTGAAATCTCCGCAGAATATTACTCTACAGTTTTCCCCGACTCTTGTTATAATAGAGTCTAGCTCATGAAAACTCATGTTTTGACACTCATCTATAAGTATAACTGCGTCCCTTAGTGTTATACCTCTTATGTAAGAAGTAGTCATAAAATGTACTAGTCCTTTGGTCTTTAATATTTGATATGCATCCCCTCTTGAGAATAAGTCTATTGCTATATCTCTATAGGGTTCTTCATATACTGAACTTTTTTCTTTTTCGGTTCCAGGTAAAAAGCCAATGTCTCTTGTTGGAACAGCACTTCGCATAATTACTAGCTTTTCATACTGATGTTTTGTCATATCATCAAAAGCAAGATAGCAAGAAACAAAAGTTTTTCCTGTTCCTGCGCACCCGTGTAATACTAAGTTCTTTGTTGATTCGAAAGCAACAAGTTGATTACTAGTTAGTGGTTCTATTTCAACAAGCTCTAACCCTGAGCCATTTAAAGTTTTACTGCGTTTTCCCATAAGCCTCTATACTTTTCTTCGAGTGTCCTTTAGTTTTACCTCGGAATACTCATATAATAACCAAGGTATATTATGTAAGTGTAATATACCCGCCCAAGTTCTTCCGTCTTCTGGAGGTCTTGGGATTGTAAAAGGAAAATTTATTCCTTTGACCCATAAAAGCGAAGCGACACCTTTCCTATCAACCTTGCGTATCTTAAAATATTTAAGTTTACACAGTAAGGTTTTTTCATAGATAAAAGGGTCGCCTTGTGAGTCAATAAAAGTATTTCCTGTCTGCTTTAATATTCCAATATGGTTTATTAAAGACTTTTTAAGAGGAAAAAGGTCACGAAAAGGAGTTTGCACTCTTCTAATGCCTATAGTTCCTCCACTCATGTTCTTATCATCAAGTAATTGATCGTCTAAGAACAGTAGTCCGTCAGAATAACTCCAGTTGTCGTGGGGTATCTTGTACACTGGAAAGGTTACGAGTGGAACGTCCTTGTACGTAATGATCAATACAGTCTCCGTTGAAATAAATTTTTATGTTTGTACACCCTTGACCTTCTAACATTTTTGCATAAGTATAAGGACCGACACTATGCATATCGCCCCTCATACTGTCTTTCCCATTTTGATGTAACCAAGTTAAGCTATACTTACTTATAGCATCCATCTAAAAATCCCCCAAGCCTGATGTGAGTCAATTAAAATTTCTAAGATATGTAGTCCTATATCAATGTACAATAAAACTAATATCACCGTTACTGCTTTGAACTCTTCCATGTGTTCGCCTTTATATTGTAAAACTTACCCCACACCCACACGCATCTTGCACGTTTGGATTTGTTACTGTGAGATAAGACCCTATTAGTTCTTCGTTGTAGTCTATTGTACTGCCAAAGACTGCTACCTTAGCGGCTTCACCTACTACTATGAGATCGTCTACTAATCTATCAGTAATTTTTAAACCATCACAATAGCCCCAGTTGTACTCAAATCCCGCACAGCCGCTAGGCTTGAGGTCTAAGAGTACATACTTTTTATTTTTCTCAATACGTTTGTAATTAAGATACTTCTTCGCACTCGCAGTTATAGTTAACATTTTTACCCTTATAATCTTCTATAGCGGCTTTTATTGCATCTTCAGCTAATACACTACAGTGGATCTTGACTGGGGGCAAGGAAAGTTCATCCGCAATCTCGGTGTTCTTGATTTGAAGAGCTGTATCAAGGGTTCTTCCCTTGACCCATTCGGTAAGGAGAGAACTTGAAGCAATTGCGGATCCACATCCGTAAGTTTTAAACTTAGCGTCTTCAATGATGTTCTCATTATTGACTCGTATTTGTAGTCGCATAACATCCCCGCAAGCAGGTGCACCAACCATCCCCGTACCCACGGAGTTATCTCCTGCATCAAGTTTTCCAACGTTTCTTGGTCGTTCATAGTGATCCATCACCTTATCAGAGTAAGCCATATTGTTTCTCAAATTTGCCCATTGAATAGTCGTCTCCGATATCGAAGTCACAACCAACGGGCGCTCCTGGGATGCTTACACCCCTATCATACTGTACCCAGTATTTTAATCTGTTGCAGTATTCTTCTATTTCATGGTTTGGTACTTCTGCAAGAATAGAGTCGTGCACAAGTGCAAATATACGAGCTTTCATGTTAGCTCCTTGTATATCATTGTGCATATCTATAGCCCCCAGAAGGTTAATATCGCTAGCAGCAGACTGCACCAGAAAGTTAAGACCAGACCTAATGCTATGACTTTTGATGCCCGCGTCAGACGATTTGACATTTGGTAATCTCCTTTTTCTGCCAAAGAAACTGTACACAAAGCCGTTCTGCTCTATGAACCTGTGGTTATCGTTTATCCACTTCTTGAGTGCATGAAAGGACTGAAAGTAGTCATCGATAACTTCTTTTGCCTCGCTTTGACTAAAAAATGTACCCGAGTCTTTTGTTACTTGTTCACTAATCTTCTTTGGGCCAGCACCGTACATAATGCCAAAGGTTACTGCTTTTGCGGCCTGTCTTTCCTTGCTAAATAGACTTGCTACATCTTCTACTTCACACGGTAGGCGAAACACTGTCTTCGCAATACTACTATGAAAGTTGCCGCCAGAACGGAACACATCCATAAGTGCTTTGTCTTTAGCAAGAACTGCGGCAACATAAACCTCGGCTGTAGTCAAGTCCATTGCTACAATCTTGTGACCATGCGTTGCTTTGATACAGCCTTTTACAGCGGGGTTGTCCCGAGGAAGCTGTTGCATATTAAGCTTACCAGAAGAACTGAGCCTACCGCTAGTAGTACCGTGAAGGTTAAACGATGTCCGTAATCTGCGATCTCTATCCAGTTGCGGTATGATTTTGTCCAAATAAGTATTTTTAATTTTGGATCGTTGACGTATGTCAAGGATAAGTCCAGGAACTTCGGATTGACTGCTGAGCTCTCCGAGTACTTCCGCATCCGTAGAGTTTGCTCCCGTTCCAGTTTTCTTCCCAGTTGGGTGCAAGCCAAGGTAGTCAAAAAGAAGGGAACGTAACTGAACAGTAGAATTAGGGTTAAAATCTTTTCCATTGTGTTTCTCCCACTTTGAAATTGCTGGGTTCTGATACAGTTTTACTACTGCTTCATCGATCTGAGTTTGCATTAACTCCTGTGACTTGTAAAGTCTCATCTTATCAAAAGGAACGCCGTTGTCCTGTGCGTCTATAAGGAAACGAGTACCTGGGATAAGAATATTATCATATACCCACTTAAGTTTAGTATTTTCTTTAATTTTCTTGAACTTATCATAAATAAGATAAGTGCACAAAGCATCCATTGCTGCGTATGTTTTCATTACGTCAAACGGAATAGACCCCCACTGGAAGTCTCCTTTTAGGATGCCGTTTTCTTTTCTATATTGATCCATCCAATCATACATAGGCTTCTCGTAGTCGCCATATGGTGTAAATCGAATAGATAACTGCTTTAGACCGTGCCCTCCGGGATTCTCGTCTATGAGATAGTGGAGCAACATGGTGTCTTCTATTCTTGGAAATTCAAAGTTGAAGTGGTACTGAAAGAACGCCACGTCAAACTTTGCGTTATGAAATACTACTCGCTTTTTATTGAATAGCTCTTGAAGCAACTTTTCGCTTTCTTCATCAAAACAGTCTGTTGAAATATAAGCTCCTCTACAGCCGTCGTAGCAAAGCGAAATGCCCAATATGTGCCCATCGCGAGGATACAGCCCAGTTGTTTCAGAGTCAAGCGCAATAAAAGTGCCAGAGTGTGCAATGGCTTTTCGAATGAAATCGTTACATTCTCCTGTATCTTGAATCCCAAAGGCAATCGATTCATCTATTATAACCTCCTCTATTTCTCCATTGATGTATTTTATAATACTATCCTTAGAGTCTTCCCATGTTTTGCGAGCTTCAGGTTTGAACTTAAGCATCGCAGGATTTATTACTGGCAAAAACTTTTTCTCGACTTTCTTACCAGAATATTCTGTAACTGAGTTTATTTTTGTAAAGTATTTTAATGCATCACTTCCAACTAGAACAACCCAGTCGTATAGCTCATCATCAAAATCAATATCACAATCTCGTTTTAATACTTTCTTTATAGTAGGATCAGAACATAATTGATACTGGTCAAACTCAAACGCACCATCAAATTCTCTTTTGAAATCAGTCCTACTTGGTTTAGTTTCTACTAAGGCAACTCTAGCCATATAACTTCTTCCTTAATTTATCTACTTGAAGTTGACTAAGCGCACCCGGATCTGTATCTTGTAGAAAGATATTCCGAGCTACGAGACCAGCTTTCTCACACTCAGTCGATAATGTTTCTGCGGCTTTTTGTCCCGCATCGTCTCCATCAAAGAAGACTTCTACATACTCTGCCCCTTGTACTCGGAGCATTGATAGCTTTGTTTCATTGTAGTTATTTGTTCCAAAGCAACATACAGCATTTGTAAGACCTTTGTCATGTAAATTTATCATGTCAAAGATACCTTCTACCAAGATAACTGAGCCTCGAAAGAACTCTACTATTGGAAAGAAGGGAAGTTTTGCACCTGGTGGTGTAAACTTATACTTAGGTCTTCCATCTCCTGTATGTCGTCCCTGAAATGCAACTACACGCCCTGCTATGTCTCTTATAGGAAAAACAATTCTTCCTACATAGTCTGAAGCAGGGTGTTGAAACGCTTCAAACTTTCTGTAGGTTTCTGGACGAATATTTCTCCAGTTTCCTACATACGGTAAACTATTTTGAGGGAAGGACAAACCAACACTTTCAGAGCGCTTTTGTAAAAGTTTTTTCTTAAAGAGTTCCCTCTTCTGTTGTAATTGGTTTGCCCTTTCTCCAAAATGGTTAAACAAACTTCCTTTGTAACCACATGAAAAACAATTAAAGATACCAGTAATTTGATCAACTCTCATACTAGGATTCTTATCTTCGTGTTCTGGATTTAAACAACGTACCAGAAAGTCTCCTCCTTTCGGAAGAAAGTAAATGTTTTTATCTTGTAAAAGTGTTTCTACATTCACCAGCTAGGATTCTCATCTTCATTGTCAGGGTGTGGTTCATTTTCTTTGGGTGGCTTGGATTCATCTTCTCCGTTGCGACCCCGCTCACGATTTCCATCGGAGTTCAGTTCAGTTAAGTCTTGTTGTGTAAATTTAAAGTCAGGTGCTAGTCCCAAAATTTTGTGCCCTCCGGTACCATTCTTGGAGTACAGTACGCAGTTACTAAAGCCTGAGTGCCTCTGTACTTGCGTGTTGTATGTCCACGTTCTATTCTATCGGAAAAATAATTACATCTATTTATATCACGAAAGTACATATTTGTAGTCGGCTCTTTTTCACCGTCTACGATTACTACAAGAAGAAACGCCATTAACACTACTTGCCGATATCCTCTATGCTGTCTTTACTAATTACTTGGTAAGCACCCTTGTTATACGCAGGTGCAATTGTATATCCAGAAGAAGCCTCTACCTTCCAGTCCTGTCTAGGCACGGGCTTGTAGGGCGTGAGAGGTGCTGACGGATAGTCAGGTGTCTCTCTTCTAGTTACTGGATCTTCTGCATGGAGTTGCATAAACTGAACCCTTCTCTTGGAAGGATTAGAAAATGTTTTTCTCTTTCTACCACTGGGTGAATATCTGATACTGCCTTTCACAATCATAAAGCCTCCACATTTTGAATATATATTATACTAAATTTATATACAAATGTCAAGAACTATTTTTATATGTCGTTTATTTCTTCACCAGTTTTTTGATCACTATCCTCTTTCTCGCTAGGAGTAAGTGCAGTTTCTGGACCGATTTTAAGGGTTTCCCAATCCATTGTAGAAGAGAAAGAACGCATAGCGGCTGCTCTCATTTTTACACAGTTGAAGGTAATACAATTATCTTCTTGTGCCCAAGTTTCAAGACTGTATGCGGCATCAGCAGCATCCAGTATTCCCTTGGCAAAGCGAGCTTCACCGCTAGCGTCAGTTTGGTATGGCGAGAATACTGGGGTTTCGTACTCTTGTGCCATACTTTTAAGTGCCTTACTAACCTCTATCTGTTCCGTCCAATCATATTGACCTCCCCGAGAGGGCATACTTGAACGTTTTACTTGATTGATGTAGTCAACGATAATCACGCCAACATCCATCTTACTTTTTACTTTTTTATCAAGTTCAGATCGTATCTTGGAGATAGTCAAGCTAGGGTCATAAATTACATCTAACTGTTGAGTTGGGAGAAGCTCACAGCTAGTTTTTAATTTATCGTGAAACTGCTCAAAGTTCCGATGTTCTCGGTACTCTGCAAGTCTCTCTTGACTGTCTTTGTATCTTCCAGCCCACCATCCAGCTACCATTTCCCACTCAGGTATGCTGAGGTTCTTTGTGCGAAGCCTAGAAAAGGGCACGCCAGTGGCAATCGAACAACACCTTTGCAGTATTGCACGACTATCCATTTCAATAGTGAAATATAAGGCAGACTTACCAGAAGCATATACGCTGTTAGCAATATTAGCACAGGTAATAGATTTCCCTGCCCCTCGACGGCCACCTACAAGGATCAAGTCTCGGGGGGAGAACGTGATCTCTTGATCGTGGTCAGTATTTAAGCCAAGAGGCAGGTACTTTCCAATTTCCTCATCTGGTTCAAACAAGGGAATACGTTGCATACTCTCTTGTGGTTCTTGAAGCTCTACTTTGTCTTCGATATCAAGAACTATTTGATGTAGATGATTCACTGATTCTTCTGCATCTTCAAAAGATATAGAATTATCAACATATTCCTCAAGAGAATTGAGTATCTCTTTCTGAGTATACTCATTCTTGAGGTATTGTAGAAGCATATAGGGTTCGGCTTCCACATCAACAGCATCTATGGCAAAGAGTAATTCTTTGGTAGATGTGTCACGGATCTCGAACTTTAGATCCTCTATCGTTGGGAGCTGGTGAAACTTCTCGCAGTGTTTATCTATCTCTGTAAAGAGACGATGGTATGCAGAAGGCAAATAGTGCTTGCGAGTGGAAGACCAAGACTCAAAGTCTTGCAGGTCTAAGACTTGCTTTAGGTAAGCACTAGCTATATTCACCAATTCCCCCGATAAAAATACAGCCGCAATGACCCCTCACTACGGCTGTAGAATTAACACTATTTTAATTTAAGATGCTGCTGCTTTTTCTTTTTTAGCCGCACCATCATAATCAGACGCTGTAAGCCCTCTTCGGGTCAACATAGTCTTTACGCCTCGTGCAGTTTTACCGATTTGCTCTGCAATCGCTTCAACTGTCATTTCGGAGACATCACCTAGATCGGCAAGAGGATCGCTCTTTGCTGAGCCTTTGGTATGCTCTTGGCGGGGGATAGCATCAATGTCGCCAGAACGTAATAGGCTGAGAGCCTTACCACGTACACTGTTTACACTTCGATCAAGGGCTTCTGCGATTGCTTCCACAAACGCTCCGTCATTGACCATAGTTACGAAGGTTACTTCCTCATCAGGGGAGTAAGTTCGTACAGTCTCCACTTTGGGAGCTGGCTTAACATGACCAGTAAGTTCCATAGATAGAATCTTACCTTGAATAGACTTAGCACTAAATGCTCCGCCTTCAAAATTATCTGCAATCTGAGCGTAGGTGTACTCACCGCTGTTGTCAGAAACAAAAGCTGAAAGAGTAGATTCTTGGCTTTCAGAAAAAGCACGAGTGCTCTTTGCTGAAGCAAGTTCTACTTCAAAGCCCATCTTTCTCAGCTTGCTAGAAACTGATCGTGTAGTAGTCTCAAGTTGATCTGCTGCTTCTGCAACAGTATCTTGAGATACTGGGGATTCATCACCGACAAAATTAGTGAGCTCGTCGGTACGCTCATCAGTCCACTTAGGCAGTGTTGCCATTTTGTTCTCCTATCAAATCAATTAGATTTGTTATTATTGTAATGCCCTTATCTCGGGCGTTCTTTGTTTTTGCGGATTCTATTCCTGACTCATTGACAAGAATAGTTACGTCCTTTGTTATTGAACTCTTTACTTGGTAGCCCTTACCTTCCAAAGCATTTGTAGCATCTGCCTTAGTTTTATAACTCGAAAGTTTACCACTAATACAGACTACCCCTGCGGTTAAGATAGGCGTGGGCTTTTCAAAAGTCCAAGTAAAAGGTAGTTTCTCTAAGTTGCTTAAAAACTCCTTTGAGTACCAGTTAAGCAGGCTCTCAGTAGCTTTCGGCCCAAGACCTGCTTTCTTACATTTGTCCGCAGTAAGATCAAAGAGGTTACTGATTTGGGTGGACAATTTTTGTGCCGCAGTCTTTCCGATTAAAGGAATACTAAAAGCTGGTAATACTTCATTCATACTAGCTTTCTTTGAGCTGTTTATTTCTCGTAGAAGTTTTATTGCTAGCTTTTCAGAGGAAAGAGCATCTCTTAACTCCAGATAAGTCATATCGTAGATAGACTGAAAAGAGGAGAGGTCTAGCTTTTCAATGCTCTTCGGGCCGAGACCCTTGATCTTTAGTGACTTTGCGAAATGCTCAATTCGTTTCTGAACTTGTGCAGGACACAGAGTGTTTAAGCAATAAAGCAAGTCATTCTTCCACTCAAGTGAAGAATCACAAGAGGGGCAAAATTCTGGAGCAATTATCGCTTGCATAAAGATTTCTCTGAAAATGAAAATATATTATATCTAAATTTAGGTTTCATGTCAAGAATTATTTTTCCTCAACTCGTCGGACAATACGAGGGATAATTTCACCACTTCGTATGACCTCGACCTGACAACCAATTTCAAGTCCTAGCTCTTCGATGTGAGCCATATTATGTAGGGTTGCCCTTGACACAAGAGCATCACCAATCATTATAGGACTAAGAATTGCTACTGGTGTAACAACTCCAGACTTGCCTGTTTGCCACTCAACTCTTGATAGCGTAGTTATTACGCCTTCTTTTTGAACTTTAAAGGCAAGAGACCCTTTTGGGTGGTGAGAGGTAAACCCCTGCTTTTCCCAATAAGGAATATTATCTAGTCTGAATACTTCTCCATCGGTTGGGTACTCTTCGGAATCAACGGACAGAACCGTGGAAAACCCTAAAGAATACAACCACTCGAGTAAAGCATGCCAGCTTTCAATGAACCCATGAGGCTTCATATCGTACGCAACAAATCGTAATTCATTGCGTCTCTTTGCAAAGTCTCTTACTAGCTTGAGGTTTAGCGACCCCGCAGCATAGTTACGAGCATTGGGTATGGATTTTGGAGCAACTAACTCTCCATCGATTTGAACCTTTTTTGTAAGATTAATCTTTGAAGGAACCATTAGCTCCATCTTATTAGATACGTCTATGCCTATCTTTCCATTCCCACGGGTAGTAGCTCTAATGAACTTTCCCTTATCATATAGTATTGATACGGCAGAGCCGTCTAGTTTAGGAGTAGCAATTACTTCTTGTCCCTCGTGTGAGGCAACCCATAGTGCAAGCTCATCCTCTACAAAGGTTTTCTTTAAAGACATTAGAGGAAACGCATGACGAACTCCAGAGTCAGGAGTGTATCCTATCTCTTCAAGTCCGTCATAAAGTGCGTCCCATTCAACATCACTCAAAGGGCTGTTGCCACCTTCGTAGTATTGTTTTGCTATTGATTTTTTGTCGGTGTTTTCATTCATATAAACATATTATACTAGAAAATAGATAAAGAGTCAAGAATTATTTTGGCTTATCGTGAAGATAAAGTGCATCAATTAAGTCCTTAAAGTGTTCTTCAATCAATGCTTTTGATTCTGCCAAAGATAAAATCTCAGTAAGAGCACGAAAAAGTTCTCTTGAATTTTCAAAAGTAATAGGCAATGCTACTCCTTCAGGTGTAGGTTTCCATTCCTCATTGAAGTCTAAATAATACTTTCTGATGTGTAGATACTCTACTTCTCGGAAGGTGTTTACGACTACTCGTACTTGTACTTCCTTCTCTTCATCATAATGTATTACATGCTCATAAGTAGGGGCTGCTTCATGTATCTGTATCATCGATCATTCTTCAACACAGATGCAAGAGGCATCACACTTGTTACATTCATAGGTTTCAGTAGGCGATAAGAATCCGTATCCCAACAAAACAATAATAAAGTTTCTGGGGATTCTTTCGCTCGGTTCTTCTTGTCTCGAATGTATTGAGTACTAAAGTCCAATGTACATACATTGTATTTTAGTTTCTTTGAGTTCTCACTACGGTAAGTAATGATAGCATCACCATACTCATCAACAAGTTTGGCTAGTTCGTCCTTTTTCACGATGCTCCTTAGCTAGGTGGGTAAAATCTTTTACTGCCCTACGCTTAAGAAACAAAAAGACCTCGGGAATCTCACCCGAGGGTACTAGTCGGCCAATAGACCTGCAAAGTATTGAGCTGCTTTCCCTGTCATCTTGGATATTATATCCTCATCAGGGGTTAAACCTTTGTCTACAATCGCAGCTGTGAGTGCATCCTGAGCGGCTTGCTTAGATATGCGTGTACCACCTGAGGAAGTCCCACCACCATTCCCTGTAGCTTGAGCCTTCTTTACATAGACTCCTGCTTTGGTTAAGATCATGCGAACACCATTAGGGCTTTCACCTAACTCGTCTGCAACGAATTTTACAATCTCCATAGATGTTTCTGGAGTTGGGCTTTCTGCTTCGTACATTTCTACTGCTTGTGCTTTTCTTTCGTCATCCCACGCCATTCTGCGTTTCCTTCTGTTAGTTTTCATTCCTGGGCACGTACCCAGATAGTCTATTTGTTGCTGATAAAATCGATCACCCATAGGTTTCCTCAATTTTGATAACAGTATTATACTACTAATTTAGCATTTATGTCAAGAACTTTTTTTCGCATCTGTCCAAATAGTTATCGAATATTTTTCACCCTCTTTCAACTCTGTGCTATTATGGGGGTGTGTTATCTCACTAGGCCAAATTAGTAAATCTCCTACTTCTACTTCTTGATTTGTTACAGATTGTCTAGGAAAAGTTAATACTCCACCTTTATAATTATTATTTAATTTTATGCTACCACTGATGTAACTATCGTCTACATGGGTTTTTAACTTTGTCTGAGTTTCTTTTGAATACTTGACTATAAATATATCTTTTACGGTGACTTCAGTATTTAATGCCCATACATCAGCCATTGTACGAAGAATCATAGTTTCAAATCTATTTTTTATTATATCATATAGATCAGGAAAAGATTCTTTTAAGTGCACATCATGTGTAGAATATGCAAAACGTTTATTTGACCACTTATTATAGACACTAAATAAATCATATAGTACGCTTGTATAGTCTGGTACTAAAAATTTTGTATGAAAAATTTCTGATCTTGGTACTAATTCATCTAATATATGCTTATGAAACACTTGATTCATATTTTTTCTATATCAATACCATACTCTTCCAAGTGACTTAACTTTCCAAGGTCACAGGCTAGTGCAGCGCCATAAAACCCTGCTGTTAACGAAGAGTCGGTGTCTTCTAAGACATATATTGAGTAGCACTTGCTTTCGTACTTTTCTTCGTACATAGGATCTTCATATTGTTTTTCTACTATGGAGGGTGCGTGGTAAAAAGCAGACCATACTCTTTCTCCTATAGAGAACTCTTCTGCCATGCACTCGTCTGGCAAGAAAGCATAACCTTTTCTCTCCTCTACACGAGCAGGTCGTGTTGGAACTCCTACTCTTTGAAGTATTGCTTTTACAAACCCCGCCGAGCGGTACATAGCTTGAGATATTTCAGATACAGACTCTCCGCGAAGATAAGACTGTATTGCGTCTTTTATCTCTAAACTACTGGCAGGTTTACCTTTTAGCTGAGCTTTTCTCGTCGCTCTAAAGTTTTGTCTGTCTTCGAAGTCCTGTATAATATTATTAAGTCTCGTAGTATTATACGAGATATTAAGTATCTCACACGCTTCCTTCTTCGTTATCGGCTTCTCTGCTGACAACAATTCTATAACGTGGCGGATATTCTCTTGTGTCAGTTTCTCGTGTTCTTTCTTCTTCACTCTCGCCAATTAATTGATCCTCCAACTTAAATAATAAACAACACATTGCATGAGCAAGGTGTGATAACCCCGTCTCTTCGTCTACATCTTCACCATCTATGTGTGCAAAAATGTGTCTAAGAGCTGCACTTGTGTACCTGTTTTGTAGGTCATCTACTTTCCTCCAGTTATGAGGATCGTACTTCTCTGCCCCAAAGGTTAATACTTTTCCTACTTCGTTTATAGACTTAGGAGGCAGTAAATATAACTGTGGTTTACCTCCATCATACTTTCTTCCTTCACTCATTTCTCTTGCCTTTTCAAAGTCTATTCCACCGCCCATTATACTCTAGTTATCCTTTCTTCATACTCTGCCTCTTCTTCATTCCACCACGGAGGCTTTTCTCTATACTTCCAAGAAGCAAAAGTAGCTTTGTCTTTGTGGTAAAATTTACGATAAGCTTCTACAGCGTCTGCTCCTTTAAGTCCTTCTGGCATAGCTTGCGCATAAGCAGTGGGTCCAGCTCTTCGTAAGTGTAGTAGCTCTGGTAACCTGAGAATGACATCATGCACGCTCTTATGCGATTTTCCATATCTATATCCGTATTCTTCGTTGAGGGCCAAAGCATAGCAAAAAAGCCATTCATAGTTGTCAAGGCTAGTCCTAGCCCATATAGTACAAGGGTGATTTTCCATAGTCGGGAGGTACGGGAAGTCTCTTGGTTCATTTTTCTTCTGCTTTCTAATTACTGCTAGTTCTTCTTTGTCGAGTTTTCTAGGGATAAACCCTAGAAACTTATCGACCCAATGATTCGTGCACAGCATTTGTGCAGCCTCTAAAGGCATTTTGACTATATGCTTGTCAACGTGGTACTCTGCACACTTGTCATGGTTTTCGTCTAATATAAAAATATTCATGCGAGTATTATACCAAAGAATGTGTATGATGTCAAGAAATATTTACAGCGTCTCTAACAGATGGAAAGTGGTGTCCTATAACGTTCCAACATTCTTTTGCAATATCTGCGTGTTCTTGTTGTGTTCCGTTTTCACTTCGTAACTGGCAATAATGAATCCAGCTACGCAGGTTACCTGCCATATACAAAGTAGTACCTGTCATTCCTTCTGGAAGCAAAGCTCTTGCTTGTTCTTTCGCAATACCATCCTCTAAGGCTTCTTCGTATGCTGCTCGACTTGTGGTAAGAACTTTATGTTGTGCTATACTAAACGTTTCATTTATTCTGCGATGCTCTTTATCTTGATGACACATAGGAATACTGTTCTGCCTATTCTTCTTGTCTTGAAGGCGGGCTTCTCGAATCTCGAAAACATTTGACACAGCATATCTTTGGCTAAACTCTTGAAAAGAAAAGCTTCGATGTCTTACTATTTGGTGGGAGATATCTCTCGTGGTTTGTATTTCCAACGTAATAGATACCATTTCGAAGGGACTCCAGTGGTTATGTTTTATTAGGTACTTCAACAACCCCGCAGCAGTTTTACTATTGTTTTGATTATCAGGATTACTTACTCTCGCACAGTAAGCTATAAACTCATCAGCCGTATGACACCCTGTAACCGCAGACGGCTTGCTTAAAGAAACTAATTGTACTTTCACTAAACAACATTCTCCATTCTTTCCATTAATCTTTCTGCTCGTTTTCTTACTTGTTTGTACCAACGGGAGTCTCTTCCCTCAACGGCAGCACCCTTCCAGTCTTTTGCTAGTATAGCTTCATTCATTTTTACGAATTTGGACAGTCTGGGTCTGCCCATGTTAAACATCATATTGACCAAGATCTGCTGGACTTCGTCTGGGAAATATCTAAATACCCCTTCTCCGTATAGAGCGTAACATTCTCTTTGGGCAATATTAAGGTCTGCATCGAAACACGCCCTGACTCGTTCTTCAGTAACTGGAGTTCCAGTCGGCCTTCCGAATTCCTCGTCGTCTTCGAGGATAAGATGACCGACGCCAAAGGTTGGATAGCCGAGGTGGTCATTGTAGATTCCATACACTACTCCTTCATCAATTTTAAGCTGTTCGTAAACTGCTTCTCTGTTCACATCATTTTCCCGTTTGGATCGAGTAGATGGCGTTTAATCCACCCTTCGATCTGCTTTCTTTGTTTTTCTACTTCTTCTGCTTGAGACTGTACTTTTGCCTCAAGGTCATCAATTCTTTTTTCTTGAAATTTCAGTTTATCACTATGGTGTTCTATTTCCCATGATTTCATTAGTATACCTTTACTAGATTCCAATTCATTGGCTCTGTTGATTTAATTTCTATGACTTGGTTTTCATTATCTTTAAACTTTATAAAGTTAGGTTTTAAACTATACAACTTTGTAGCTTTATAATGCTTAGGTGTTCTACTATAGATTTCATTGCCTCGTTCATCTACTACTTTTGCAGCAGCAAAGTAGATTGTTAATTTATATTCTTCATAAATAACGGTTTTCCACCAACGTACAAGAAAGTTATCTTTTACTTCGTGTTCAATTTTTTCTTCAACTTCTTCAGTCACTTTGCAACTCGTCGTTCTTCTCCAACCATTCATCAGATTCATCTGCTGCTTCCGTTGCCTTCCTGTAATATAAAATGATTTCTTTCTGTTGTCTTATATACCTACGAATCTCTTGTAGGTTATATGCCATATTCTCATACCCTTTTGGAGTAAGAGCCATTACTACAAAGTCTCCTCCCAGTAAGTTCTCTACTTTCGCTACTGACTCTTCCCAGTTATTTTTTGTTATCACAAACCACTCAACATTCTCTAAGCCTATCTCATTAGGCAAAGGAGGTTGGTATATATCAACTTTAACTTCTTCTGTGATTACCTTTACGGGAGGTGGCGGTGTAAAGTCTACTGTTGGTAATAAACTACATCCACTACTTAACGCTATCGTAAACGCGCTCACTAGCGCTATTGTCGGCTTCATCTAATTCCCTGCTATCTGCTTCCACTTGTCGGAACACATCTTTTGTGCCCTTATTTATTCGTGGTTCAATAAGTCCTGGCTTTCTACGAGCCAGATTTGTTAAGTTATGTCTTTTAAATATACTTAAATACTGTTGTTTTTCAGCCGCTAATTGACTGTTTTTGTTTGTTAAATCTGCAAACGCTTGAGCCTGCTGCTTCATCTGCTGTTCCATCTTACGAATAGTTGATTCGTTAGTCTGTGCGGCAGTTTGAAGAGCTACATTATTTTGTACTGCTGCTGCAATCTCCATTTGCTGTTGGTTGATGCGGTTATTCTTTTCATTTAATACTACTTTATGATAAGCAAACCCCGCACCGCCAACAACTAGGACGATTGGAAGCATTTTGATCATTCCAAGCATACTATTTTACCTTAATACTTACAGTTGTGTAAGTACTTTTTCGCCTGAATATTCGTCTATTGTGCATCGAATTTTCTGTTTGCCTTCAGGTAATGAAAGCATAAAGTCAATTCTGAACTCTCCTCGCGCATCCTTTATTCTGGATAAACGATATCGAGCAGCTCCGAAATATTCTGATTTTATTTCCTGTTTACACAGTGTGAATGCCTTATTTTTATCGATTGCTTTGGCCTGTATTGGTTGCGTGACTAGTAGGGCTAGGGTTCCTATTCCTATCAAGGATAGAAATCGTTTCATAGTGCTTTTCTCCTGTTAACTTAGCATAGTTGCTAGTTTTACTACTTTTATTTGCCCAATAAAAATAGCGATTTTGAGTCAGATATTTACCTCGTCTTGGTCAACGTCAAGATGACCTGTGTCAACGAGATAATCTACTGCATGTTGGATGCCGACTCTTCTTCCAACAAAGTAGCTATGCATTCCGCAACCTATAAGACATAATGTAAATACTGCAAAGGCTGCTACTGTGGTTTCCAATTTACTCTCCTTACGATTTTATTATTTTCAGAATGTAGATATTATAATCGAAATGACATGAAATGTCAAGAAAAATTTTTACCATGTACTTTAAAAAATAATTCTTGACAAACATACTTGTTTTGTGTATAATATCCTAATGAGAAATTATAAAAAGAAACCGTGGAGCATGAAAGAGAAGGGGATACTTGCAAAGTATTACTACACTTGTCCAAAACAGGAAGTTTATTTACTACTACCGGATCGTACTCCAAATGCAATAGCAAAGCAAGTTTTATACTTGAGGAAAAGAGGATGGCCGTTTAAACGTGAAAGTAAAGGTTAGAAACAACAATGTTGAAAGCGCAGTACGCGTGTTTAAAAAGAGGTGTAATGAGGTGATATTTGAATATCGAGAAAGAGAATACTATGAGAAGCCAAGCGCCAAGCGGCATAAAAGGAAGCAAGCTGCTAAGAGTCGAGAAAAACGACGGCAAGAAAAAGAAGACATCTTCCATGGAAAAAATAAAAAAATTATTTAATCGTAGAAAAGGCTGGCAATGGACAGAGCCTGATCCCGATGAAGTCTCCATAGACAACGCTTACAAAACACGTTGGATATGGTATCACACAATTCTAGCACTTGAACTACTTATGGTAAATATACTACTTGTAGGTGTTATCATAGTGTTAGCAATTAAACTTTAGGAGTTATTATGCAACAGGGAACTAATTTTGAATTAGTTGGGGATTTTATGGAATCAATGGATCAAGAAGTGCGTATCAAGCCTTCTTTTCCTGAGGGAGACATACAGAAACTTAGATTTGATTTGGTAGAAGAAGAACTAGATGAGCTTCAGTACGGTATTGACAATCAAGATATTGTTGAAATTGCGGACGCACTTACCGATCTTTTATATGTAGTGTACGGAGCAGGTCATGCTTTTGGAATAGACTTAGACGAGTGTTTTTCAGAGGTTCACCGAAGTAATATGAGCAAACTTGGTCCAGATTTTAAGCCAATAAAAAGGGAAGATGGAAAGGTATTGAAACCTGACACATACTCCCCTCCTGATCTTAAAACTATATTGGCAGGTCAGTAGGGACTTGAACCCCAACAAACGGTTTTGGAAACCGGTATGCTACCATTACATCACTGACCTAATTCTCTGAGTAAAACCTATGGTCGCCTATTGTCGTATGATGACTATATGCGTCAGCCCAGTAGGGATTTACAGTATTTGCATGATACCAGTATATGTTACGGGGCAGTACTGGTGAATCTTTATTCTTTAGCCTCACATATGCAATCATTGTACACAAATTAAAAGTAGATAAGTCACTTCTTTTTGGGGTGTCAGATAGTCCATCACAAAACCAACTAAACTGACAAATCCACTTTCCTCCCGCATTTTTTCGTTGCTTTACTACTTCACAAACTGTGCCAGGCCATCGCTTGTCTTTTACTCGATTGAGCGTTACATCTGCGACTGCGTACATTCCTTGAATGGATTGGTTTCTAGCTTCCCAATAGATATTTTGTGCTAGACATTTTACTTCGTCTGCCATTACCCAAGTACTGCTCGCCACCAAAGTGATGGCTACTATTACTCCTCTCATTTTTAGACTCCATACTATAAATCTCTGGGGTGAATGATGGGGCTTGAACCCATGACCACCGAAATCACAATTCGGAACTCTACCAACTGAGCTACATTCACCCCGCAAATTACCTTAGGTATACTACTACCCCGCACTTCTTTGATAATACATATCTTCTATAGCCTGTATCTCTATGGGTGAACGAAAAGAGTCCACTATCATAGGTATTACTCTACATTTGTACTTACCTCCGTAAGGCATATTAGCCCTACGGTGTTCCTCTAGTGTCCCTGCAAGTACTGCTTTCCTTTCGGTTTCAAACAGTCCTACAACATATATCGCGTCTCCCCAGCCTCCATTATCCAGCATGGAGTGCAACACAGATAAGTGTAATTTAGTAGTCATAGTTTAACCTTTTGAAGCGACGCGTGGTGAGTTTGGCTTTCGCTTTGCACGATAGCTTCCGTGAGATACAGTCTTTCGACCGTTTCGTCTCATTACTATTAATTGAGGTCTGGTTAGATCCTCTCGTATGGTACGTTTCCCCATAGTTTTTCCACTCCTGTTTTCCGTGTTCGATTAATGTTCTAGCTTCACATAAGCTCTGAAGAATACTCTGAAGCTCTTGTCTGTTCTTTCTTTTTGATGGCATGCTTTCTCTCTGTAAGCCACACTCCGACTTCCTTAGGCATTCCCATTCCTGTACACAGGATCATTGCCTCACTCCATCTTAGCCCATCGTATTGCATACCACCTACGGTTATAAACCAATCATACTGTTCATCTGTCATCTAACTTCTTTCCTTCTTTGCGAAAGCGTTTATTATATCTACGCTTGATTTTTTTGAGTTCTCCTTTACCCCAGCGATAATACTTTCGTGCCTTAGTAAGAGCATCGTATTCGTCTCCGCCTTTCATAGGTATCCTGTTACTCAACAGTAATAAGGTCGTTCTTCGGGCCGCCATACGCTTCCCCTATCTCATATACGTTCAAAAATTTCATAGATACCTTTTCTTGTGTTTGTCATAGCCACGCTTTCCTCGTTTCTTACGGTCTACTTCTTTTCTTCCGCGAAAAGGAGTGTCACTAGAGAAGAGAAGGAAATGTGCCCTTGTTTTTGCTTTATTAATTTTTTTCATACTGCGTATTATATTACGATATACATCTTATGTCAAGAACTATTTTCACCAACTCTACATCCAGCCTTCTTTTTTTGCTTTAATTTCCCATGCTTTCTCGAAGCCTTCGCCATGTGCATATGAAAACTCTTCGTTGTGCCAAGCTCTATTGAAGTAGCCCCAATAACAATCGTACATCGTTTTCTCACTTACATTTAAGTGACCTTTCGTCTTGTAAAACATCTCACAAACTTTTTTACGGCTTGGGTATTCATCCATTGCAAACCCTAATGATTGCTTCGGCAGCTGACTTGATGCCACTCTTTTTATCGTTGTAGTCAAGAACTTGCCACTCACTGTCAATTACACGCTCTTTCAAGAGTGTCATTCTATCGTAGTGCGACAGTGCGTTTTCATCATTCTCTGAGAACTTCCAGTAAGTCAGAGGAGAGTTCTTTCGTGTATCAATTCTGTACCTTTGCTCTTCCTCTGTGATAGATAGCCATAGTTTCACAAAGGTGGTGTTCTGAGCTTTCTCCCAACTTTTGTACTCGTCTAGGAAGGTTTTGTACTGCTCTTCTGTGCACCAGCCATTTAGCTTTTGTACCATAGCTCTGGAATACCAAGAACGATCATAAAATACAATCTGACCTTTCTGGGGCATTTTCGTACTCCAGTGGTCTAGCCAGTTCTCCATAGTGTCTTTACTTGGTTTTGTAGAGGGAACAACCGAGTACCATGCAGGGGATAAGTATTGGGTCAAAGCTCGTATCGTACTTGACTTTCCAGCCGTGTCTCTGCCTTCTAATACTACTGCTATACGTTTATTGTTGTTACTTGCGATCTGATTTAGTTTTGCTAATAATTTTTTCATGTTTGTATTATCTCACCATTTAGCGAGAATGTCAAGAGTTATTTTCCATTTACTGTAAGAAAA